GACAACTGGCATTGATGAAATAGGTCGGTAACATTTGCGGATTGCATCCAAGCCAAAGGGATTTGATTTGTCATCAGCTGGTTCTGCAAGGTAGAGTTCCCGAAAGACATAATCAGGTAGATCTCGCTTCGCTTGTTCAATCTCTTTCTCTGAGATGATGCCTTCCCTTGCAGCATCGTATGCCGTAATTTTGAAATACTTGTATTCGGATTCTCCTTGCCTTGCTCTCTCTCCTAATTTGTAGAACCAGTTCTTTTTGCCTTTGACATTCCCGATGAGTTTGCACTTGCCTTGTGTAGCGGTCAGCGTTGAACGGAGTGCATACCACGATTCCTCACGCATCCTTGATGCCTCATCAATCACGGCAGCGTACACATCATCTCCGTACAGGTTGTCCGGTTTCTCACCCGATTTGAATTCTATCCTTGCACCCGTTGGTAAGGTCAACAATAGTTTGGTTTCGTTGCTGATAAAGAAGTTCTTGTCCGTGACTTGGTTCTTCATCCTTCGGAATGCAATCTCCGCTTGTTGGTATACTGGAGCAACCCACCACACCGACTGCCCATCCTTGCATTGGAGTGCTTGTTCAAAGAGCCAAATGATATGTGATGCCGTCTTGCCTGTCTTGGTACTCGCAGCCGTAATCGTGAAACGGGCATCGCAATCAAGGATGTCCTTTTGGTAGTTGGTTAGATATGGTCGTGTGTAGTTTATTTGCACAACGATTTGTATAACTGCAATCGGGTTAGGTTGTGGAGTTCAAGGTTGTGATGCTTTTTGCAGTAGTCGTAGTTGCTTTGACCCATTGACTGACGAACTCCGTGACCGGCATCAATCAACTTCTGAATGCCTGATCTCCATTGATTGCGTGGAAGAAATAGCACCCCATCGTTTGCGGTGTGATAGAGGTAAGGCAAGACGGCAGAACAAATGATTGGCTTTTTGTAGGCACTCGCTTCCAGTATTTTCAGCTCAGATTTGCAGTTGTTGAACTTGGTATTTTGCAAGGGTGCAACCACGATGTCAAAGTGCTTGTACACCTCACCATATTCAAACACGGTTGTGCCTTCAACAATCTTAGCATCGGGCATACTCTTGGCAATCCGATTCCAAATCTCTCCTGGTGTATAACCGCAGATGTAGAACTCAATGTCCATTCCTTTGATCTCCTCAGCAATGAGCTTCAAGTCCTCCTCGTGTGTAACTCCACCCACCCATCCGACCTTCACTTTGTCGGTTCTTGGTTGTGGTTCGGCTTCCCATTGTTTGTGGGTTAGGTCAAGGCAATTGGAAACAACAGTCACATTCTCGTTGATCTGCCGAATCTCTTTGGCAAGTGCTGGAGTTGTGGTAATCACCGCATCAGCGTAATTGATGGCATCCTTTACGCCTTGCTTGATTCCTTTGCGATAGTTCCAATATGCAGGGTTGTATTTTGGTAGCACCCAATAATCGTCAATGTCCACGACATAGGGAGTGCCTGAATCAGCAATCTTCTTCAACACATCATAATGCTTTGCACCAAGCCATCGTGAGAAGATGATCACATCAAATTGGGTGTAATCAAGTGTGAGCCATTCCTCTTGTGATTGGCAAACGCTGACATCCGCTTGTCCGTCAAGTTGCATCCGTAAGTGTGGCGTGAATAGTCGGTGGTAAACAACACCATTCATTCCGTCAGTTAATATCAGTAATTTCATAGAGTTTTCAGTAGGTGATTAAAAGCTTGATTCGTTACATAGTCAAAGCCATTGTTGATGGGGATGACATTCGGTGAGTGAACGCATATCTCAAGCAATCGTTTTACCTTCATTTGTTCTGCAATGGCGTAAGTGCTTGACTGATTGCCGATGAATGCCTTGCAACTGCCGACAATGGTTGCCAACATCAAAGCATCTTGGCATTTCAATAGTTCACAATCTAACTGCCATCTATCCGTGAATGCATTGTACTCATCTTCATAGCCAAAGAAAACGCACTTGTGTTCTTTGAGTGGGAAATAGTTGATGTCGTAATTGCGATAACGAGATGTAAAATTCAAAAGTATCTTGTCCGCAAAGTATGGGATAGGTTCAGTCGCTTCAATGCAAGGTTCGTGAAGGTCGGACATCAATTCCGGGTACACAAGAAACTGATTACGCCTCAAATCACCAGCAGCGAGATTCAACCTGTGATTCCTAAACTTATCAAAGTCATAATCAATGTCGGGGTGTGAGTGCATCTCAACGCTTTTAATGTACGATTGATGCTCAAGCAAAGGTTTGATGTATTCGTATGATTTTAAGTTCATACAGTATCCTCCGCTTGGATGCCCGGAAACAGTATTCTGCTCACGGAATCCGATGTGAAAATCTACCGCACCGTGCAACTCCGCAACTCGCTTGGTTGCCGTAAGTGAATAGATCAAATCACCGAGATGCCCTGATTGAATTACTTTCATTCGTTTGGTAATAACGGGATGGGCATCCAGTACAACATATTAATCACCGTTAATTCATACTCATCTACCCAATCCCCTTCAATAAAACGGGCAAGGTGTTTCAGTCCTTTGACCGAATGCACGATGCACAATCTTTCATCCTCAGGTGGTAGGATGTTCTGATCTCTCCAGTTTGCTCTCATCTAAATTTAGTGTTATTGTGAAGTTCTTTGATTCAATAGTTTGGTCAATCGTTTCTTTTGGTTTGCCTTGTGATCTCGTGAGCAACATCTCAAGGTTGAACAGGGAATTTTTATCGTGACCTTTCAGCAATGCACCGGCAATCGTGCGTTCCATTATTGTGTACTCATCCCCTTTGTCTATTTTCTCCAGTTCTTTCCGTGATAGCGAAAGCATTGACAACATCGTTTCCTCAACTTGTGTTTTGGTGTATCCGATGTCCTTCATCAATGTGATGAGCTTCTTTGGTCTGCCGTTCGGATTCAACACTTCACCTTTGTCAGGTCGTGTCAAAGTTCCTCCGTTTCTTCCTGGTACTTGTGTTGCCATTTTACGAATTAATTACGAATTTATTTTGCCATTGACAATCTTTGTTCGTGAATGGATTTCAACCACTCCTTGTGTTGTTTTTTATCCCCAAACTTAATGTGATCCTCACGACATAACGCCATCAAGTTTTCAATGTTGTCTGCCTCTTTGCTCCCTCCGATTCCTCTCGCTTCAATGTGATGGATGTCAATGGCAGTTTTGCCACACACCTCGCAAGGAATGAAGTCACTAATGTCATATCCGAAATGGTTTAGGTACATTTTGGTGTGGGGTTTCATATCATTTCGTTGGTGTCAACGATATGGTCTTGTGGCATTATTGTAGCTAATGTTTGCATAGTTTTAGTTTAAGGGGATTCATTTATTAAAATCATACTATCATAGTAGATTGTTGTATCTGTAACTTTTAACTTATGCTCTGTTTTATTTTGATAGCATCCTGAAAATAGGAATATTATAAATAGTTTTTTCATAGTTCTCCGTATGTTTCGTTGTAGTAGTGTTCTGCATCCAAAAGTAATTCGTCCTTTGTTTTAATTTCATCGGTCATCCCATTATAATATGCAATTTTTATTTCCTCCTTGTGCATTGCGTTGGCTTGTTGTTTGATGATCTCCCAAAGTTCAGGTCTCAAATCTGCACAAGCACACTTTTCAATTAACCACTCCACTGCCGTTTGTTGTTTATTGCTCATTCTTTCTCCTCCTCTTTGGTTTCTGCTCATCATCGGCAAGTTGTGCCAACTCCAATGCTTTTTGGTCTGCCCATATCAAAAGTGAGAACACCGACTCAATCACACAGGTTGAACAGTTGGGAACATTGCGACCAAATATCTCTCGATGTACATTCTGCAGTTGTGCGGATTGCTCAGGGGTTAATTGGAACACGAGTGTCTTTTTGTAGATCTCGTATGCCGGGCGAAGTGACTGGATGAATTCTATCATAGTTTTGTTTCAAGGAGTGCAACGATTACGGTTGCGATGGATGCGTATAAGATACCCACAAGTCCGTAGGTGTATATAAAAAAAGACAAACCCAACCACCACGATAAGCAGAAAGCACAATCAAGTGGTTTCATTCGTTTCCATTTGGAGAAGTCGCTTCCGTAGAGATAGCGTTTCAGTAGGTCGGCTGGTTTGCCGAAGTTGACGATGATGATGCTTAGACAAGCAATTCCAATTATTTCGTTGTACATCTTTCTTTCATTAGTTTAATTACTCTTAGCACTTCACGAACTGATATATCGGTTTGGCGGTGGATGGCTCTTGCTGACATTCCGCTGCACCAAAGTTTGAATAGTTCTCGTTCATAGAAATATGCTGTGTCAGTTACCTGGTTTATTTTGTTAATTCGGTTTGATTCAATTTGTTCTTCTTGCTCTCTCTCAAATAGTAGGTCGGGTTCTTCGGGGAAGTCCAGCTCATAGACATCATACTGATCGTATATGCGAGATTCTGCGAAGGGATGCCTGTTGCCGTTGATACAAAGGTAAAGAGTGCGGATTGCCCAAAACTGGAGATATCCTTCTCGGTGCAACTTCTCAACATAGTTATCAGGTTTTTCAAGGATGGTTAAAAAAAAGTATTGATACAGTTCGTTGGCAAGTTCGTTGTTCTTAGCGATGTTCTTCGTTGCTTTCCTCAGCCAATCGGCTTTGGATAACTCCAATATGATATCCGCTTTTGTCAACTTTTCTTTTCAATAATGCAAATATAACCATCTTTTTCGTATTTTTTCTTGATGCGTAACGCTTCCTCCTCAGATTGGACTATACTGATTGAGGAGCTTAGACCTTTCGTGGAGGTGCAGACCCAATAAGGATAAAGCCTCAACATAGAATTGATTGATTGATTTGTCATAGGTGATCAGGTCTTCATAGGTTTGAACGGAATGGATGATGGTTGAGTGATCACGGTGCAGTACCTGACCGATGGAAAGGTAGGTCATCCGCAAATGCTTTTTGCAAAGATAACAAAACAAATGACGGGCATCCATTATGCCTTGCCTTCTCACCTTCTCCAGTATCTCATCGGGGGTGACATCGTAGATGATGCACACTACCCTCATTGCTTCAGTCCATTCGGCATCAATCTCGTTGATCTTGCATCGTGGGTTCACGATTTGGTCTTTGAGTTTCTTGATCTCTCGCATCCGTGAATCGTTCAGTTGTGCAATTACACCTTTG